ATATTATCAGGCTGGCCCACGTCAACGTTTGATGCCCGGGGGCAATATTCTAGTGGTGCACACCAGATGGTCCACCAAGGATTTGACTGGGATGTTGGTCAAAGAGCAGGCTAAAAACCCCGATGCTGATAAGTGGGAGCTTATTGAATTCCCAGCCATTATGCCGTCAGGGAACGTTCTGTGGCCAGAATTCTGGACTGCAGAAGCCCTAAAGAAGGTACAAAATTCAATTGCGCCGCACCTATGGAATGCGCAGTGGTTACAAAACCCCACGTCTGAAGAAGGTGCGTTAATCAAGCGCGAGTGGTGGAACAGGTGGCAGCTTGAGAACCCGCCGAGTTGTGATTACATAATCCAGTCGTACGACACGGCGTTTAGTAAAAGAGACACGGCTGACTATTCAGTGATATCGACATGGGGCATATGGTACCCGGACGGCGAATATATTATTAATCGCGAAGGCGAGAAGAAATTATTTGACGGAGAGGTACCTCATGTGATATTGTTAGACGTGGTAAGGGATCGTTTCGAATTCCCAGAGTTGAAACAGAAAGCTATTTACCTATACAACTACTGGGAACCGGACTCCGTTATCATTGAGGCAAAGGCATCAGGAATGTCGCTTGCGCAGGAATTCCGATATATTGGGATCCCAGTGCAAGAATATAGTCCGGGGCGGGGGCAGGATAAGATTGCTCGTGTGAACTCGGTATCAGATCTTTTCGCGTCGGGATTTGTGTGGGCGCCAGAGAAAAGATTTGCAGATGAGATGATTGATGAAGTGCAGGCGTTCCCTACTGGTGATCATGATGACCAAGTGGACTCAATGACGTTGGCGCTAATGAGATTCAGGCAAGGCGGTTTCATTCGATTGGATTCCGACTGGCGAGATGAGTATACTCCGAGAAGGATGAGGAGCTATTATTAATGGCGATTGTGACCCCTTTGATGCCTGCCGAAGACGGCGCCGAAGTTTATATTGAAGAAACCACGATGATGGCCCCAGAGGGCATCGAATTCATTCCTGAAGAAGACGGAATGATTGTGGACTTCGAGCCGTCAACCGACTTCATGCCGGAAATGCTGCCGCATGGCGCAAACCTGGCCGAATTTATTGATGATGACGTTCTAAGAGTACTGGGGTCAGAGCTGATCGACCTGTACAAAGAGGACGTTACATCCCGCCAAGACTGGTTAGACAGCTTCTCAGATGGTCTGAAACTGCTGGGTACGGAAAACGAAGAGCGTACCGAGCCATTTGAAGGCGCTACCGGGGTCCATCATCCCCTGCTAGCGGAAGCTGCGACCCAATTCCAAGCGCAAGCGTATAAAGAACTGCTCCCAGCGAGTGGTCCGGTATCAGTTGCTACTGTAGGAACACGCCCGACACCTCAAGAAGGTGGTGAAGACATTCCCCCGCTAGTTGCTCAAGCGACTCGCGTGAAGGAATTCATGAATTATCAAATCACTAGCGTGATGGAAGAATATGATCCTGAGCTGGATCAGATGTTGTTCTACCTGCCGCTAAGTGGTTCAGCGTTCAAGAAGGTATATTATGACGCCTCAATGGGGCGCGCAGTATCCAAATTCGTAACGGCTGAAGACCTAGTTGTAAATTACACTGCAACTGACCTGAAATCAGCAGCGCGCATTACACATGTCATCAATATTTCAGAAAATGACGTGCGTAAACAGCAGGTATACGGGTTCTATAAAGACGTCGATCTGAAGTCCCCCAGTGAGCCTGAAAGTAACATCCTGCAAGAAACGATTGACGAACTGCAGGGCATCAAGCCGACTGGCAATAACGGTCAGTACACTCTGCTTGAAATGCACGTCAATCTGGACGTTCCGGGGTTCGAAGACACATACCCAGAAACCGGTGAGCCGACTGGTGTAGCCCTGCCGTACATCGTGACGGTGGTAGAAGACACCGGACAAATTCTCTCAATCCGTAAGAATTGGTTGGAAGAGGATCAGTTAAAGGCGAAGCGCGATTACTTCGTGCACTACAAATTCCTGCCGGGTCTCGGGTTCTACGGATTCGGTCTGATCCACATGATTGGCGGTCTCTCGAAGTCCGCAACGTCGATTCTGCGTCAGTTGATTGATGCTGGTACACTCAGCAACCTCCCAGCGGGTTTCAAAGCACGCGGAATGCGTGTGATGAATGAAGAGGAGCCGATTGCACCGGGCGAATGGCGTGATGTAGACGCCCCGGGCGGTTCACTACGCGAATCCCTGATGCCGCTGCCGTATAAAGAGCCATCCGCTGTATTGTATCAACTGCTGGGAATGATTGTAGAATCAGGACGCAGGTTTGCAGCAATCGCGGATATGGCACTAAGCGAAACGGGATCACAACAGAACCCAGTTGGAACTACGTTGGCGCTACTTGAGCGTGGTTCCAAGGTAATGTCGGCCATTCACAAGCGCCTGCATTACGCACAGCGTAAAGAATTCAAGCTTTTGGCGAGGATATTCTCAGAAACATTGCCAGAATACCCGTATCCGATTGGAGATAACTCGCCATCTATTGCGCGTGAAGACTTTGACGATCGTATTGACGTAATCCCAGTAAGCGATCCGAACATCTTCAGCACCAGTCAGCGTATCCTAATTGCGCAACAGCAGCTACAAATGGCGCAAGCGGCGCCTGATATTCATGATCTACGCGAAGCTTATCGCCGCATGTATGATGCGATGGAGATTAAAGACGCGGATCAGCTGCTTAAGAAGAAGGACAAGCCAAGTCCGAGAACTCCGGCGCAGGAATTCATGGACATCCTGCAGAACAAGCGTATTCAAGCGTTCCCAGGCCAGAATCATATGATGCATGTGCAGTCATTGATCGGTTTCGCGCAGAACCCGATGATTCAGGGCGTACCCGACTTCTATACTAATGTGCTGCAGGGTATTGCTGGTCATTTGAATATGATGGCGATCCAGCAGGTAGAAGGCGAAGTGCGTCAGATGTCTAATGGTCAACAGATTCCGCCTGAGGCAATGAAGCAGATGCAGCCGCAGATTCAGAACCGCGTAACGGAGCTGGAATCGCAAATGTTGCAACAGATTCTCCAGCAGATGACGCCGCCCGAGAAGCCAGACCCAATGATCGCGATGCATGAGAAAGAAATGCAGATCAAGGCGGCTACCGAGCAGCAACGTTCAGAGAATGAACAGGCGAAGATCGAAGCGGATCTGTTAAAAGCACAGATGATGACGCAAGCTAAGCGTGAGCAGATTCAAGCGCAGATCCTGCAGAATGAACAGCGAGTGGCTCAAGGCCGTGAAGAGGCGTTCCTTGATGCTGATGTAAAACGTCAGAAGTCCTATATGGACCTTCAGAAAGAAATAGCAAGGAGCCGAAATGGCCAAATGTAACTGCGAATTAGAAGATTGCAAATACAATGCGGATATGGTGTGCCAAGCACCAGAGATCCAGATTATTGCGACCAACGGTATGGCTGAGTGTGCTTCATATGAATCATCGCAGGCCCCGATGGTGGAAGAAGGACTGCCGGGTGGCCCGGGTGGTCAAATGGATAAAGCCCTATATTGAGGATTGAGTCATGGGTAAGTTTGCAGGGTTTGATAATCCAACTCTTACGGTACAACCTAGAGACAATTCGGGTCAGATTGCTGATCTTCAGAAGCAGTACAACGCTTTAGGCGAAGCTGCTCCTACTGCGAATATGCAGTGGAACCGTCAAGCTCCTAAAGAAGTCGCGAGAACGATTCGTAAAGAGCAAGGTGTGGCGAGTTTGCCGGGCGTGAAATTTGCAGAAACACCAATGATGGATGTTTATAATCCGGCATATACTGATTATCAGAAGAATCTGAACCAGTATAATTACGACAAGTCGCAGTTTGATCGTAATTTGGCGTTGCAAAACGCACAACTTGCATCTGATTGGTCTGGCCGACGTGCAGATTTGATGAATCAGATGAATATGCTAAAAAATAGCCAACCAACACAAATGCCTATTTCGGGCGGTATTGGTGGATTGTTTGGGAAAGTCCTGGGTCTCCCTTCTATGGTTGCACAAATTCAGCCTAGTTCTCAATTAAAGATTCCGGAAAGAGCGCAAACCCAGCAAGAATTGGCTTATCAAAGGT